CGCAACTTCGGGAGAGAAGTATATTTTAGTAATTTAAAATTGCATAATCCATTTCAATAGTTAAATTGATGTTCATTGGTGTTCCATCTTGCGACCAATCAGCATCACCAAAGTTAGCTGCTTGTATATATGCTCCTTTTAATTTCCATTCTTCAACTACATCACCTACAGGACCTAAAGTTTGGATATTAAGATCTTTTTTATAGAAATCAGAATAACCATCTCTACCTGTGACTGATTCATGTGACAAACGAACCCATTCCATTACGGCTTGGGCACCTGATGGTGTTACGGGGTCGTATAGATCCATTTGAATAGGGTTCCATACTCCTTTACCTTTGATTTTTCTTTTTACATTAATATGGTCTAAAGTTATATTTGTAAATTGAATACTTGGTCTTGCAGTTTTCTTAATTAAATAAGAAGGGATCCCATCAATCAACATTATGAACCTATTTTGTAATTTAGGTTCAAATGCTGTGAACATCATGTCGTTTGTATCTAATATTGCCATCGTTTGTTGTTTTTATTCTATTATAAATATATAATCTTTAAGTTCTTATTCGAAAGTTGCTCCAGTAGGTAACACATTAAAGTCAAGAACTATAAATTCAGCTGTTTTAGTTGGTTGTAAATAAATAGCACCTACTAATTGGTTTCTATCTATTACATCTGCTGTGTTGTTAGCTTCATCCATTTGTACTCTAAATGAATACAGACCTTGTCTTTGTTGTACTGATTCTAAATATGGGTTAACTATATTTAAGAATCTATTACGTGTTACGTTTGTGTTTTGTTCAAATACTAGGTATCTTGAAGAACTTGCAATAAATTTCTTAAGTGCAATTAATAATCTACGAACATTAATTCTGTCTAATGCTGTTGATCTTTCTTGAAGTGTTTTCTGACCCCAAATACAAACTCCTGTTTGTGGGAATGTAGCAATTGGGTTGATTTTAGCGTTGTATAAACGATCTCTTTCAGCTTGATTTAATCTCATTTTAGCTTCAAGTACGTTTCCTAATACACCTCTATTTAAACCTGCGGGTGCAAACCATTCAGCTGCAATTCTATCTGAAGCAGCAATTGCTCCTGGAACTATTACTGATGGTGGTACTAATACTGGCTTATTTTTTGCAGTATCAAGTACTTTAACCCATGGATAATATACAGCAGCGTAGTTAGTGTCTAACCCATTTGCGTCGTTAATAGCTGTGTTTACTGAACTATCATATTGAGTTAAATCCATTACAAAGAATGCATCTCCTCTTTCTTCACACATATCAATACCTGCATTTGTTACTGATGGGTGAAGAGATTTAATTACCCCTGGTAATGCTAACATATTAATGTCATATTCGTCTTGGTTTGAAAGAATATCTATTGCTTTTTTATACCCTTTATATCCTGCTTTATCAGATGCACTCAAATCGAAACCATATAAGTTAGTACCACCTGTGTAAGTAGCAGCTAGTGAACTTTCATTACCTGTATATAATGGGGTGTATGGGGCTATACCGTCTGTACCACCTTGAAAGCAAACTGTAAATTTAAGTTGGTCGGCTGTTGGTCCTGTTGCTCCCGTTGTATCAACTGAAGCACTTAATGAACCTGCCCATAAACCTGAATCTGCGTGTCCATTGTAGTTTTCAACATTAAAGTCTCCTGATACATTTGAAGTAATTGTCTTTTGTGGTAGTACTTTTAAGAAATTTTTATTATCAGTTTCTTTATCATCAAATTTCCAACCTAAGTACCCTCTAGTATTATAATTACCCCCTATTTGTTGTACAGTTTCAAATGAAGCTGAGGGTACTACAAAAATACTACCATAAGCACCATCACCTCCTACAGGATTAATTACTGCTCCAAAACCTTTAGGAGATAATTTAGGAGATGTTGATTTGGATGCTACAGCATCTGCAACTTCTACCCTAATATAAGAAGAAATATTAGAATAATTACCTAGTAATTCTACTTTACCTAAAGTATCATTATATTGTGGATGTCTATCACCTATTACTCTTGCTATATAATTTGATGAATCTGGATCTAAATTAACATTATTATATTGTTCTAATATAGTTGGGGATTTGTCTTTATCTTTATAAGCTCTTACTAATATAGTAAACGTTGAGTATTGTTCTTCACCATCTATGTCAGATGGTTCTTTTAAATTAGCAATGGAAATTTTATAATCCGTGTTACATTTATCTCCGTGCCCCACACTATGGAATCTAAATAGATCTTTATTATCCTCTAATTGTGATTTTATAAAAGGAGTTGAAGCATGTAGGTATCCTTCTGTGTAAGTAGTTGATGTATAATCATCCTCAACTGCTTTTACAAAAGAAATTGAATTCCCACTACCATAATCATCGTATCCTGAGGATGATGCATCTGTTGTTGCTGATAATGCTGTGGCTAATGATTTGAAATGGATATAAGTGTAACCAGGGGTACCATTATATTCTGTGGCACCCGTTTTACTATTATCAGGTGAATTTCCTAGTTGTTTAAATAAGTTGTTTGTATTTGAGGGGTTAAAACTAGCTATAAAAGATTTACCTGTTACGCCTGATCCCGTTAATATAATGTCAAGTTCTGCAGAAGAAATGGTAGGATCTACTGTTGTTATTTCTGATTCTGCATTTGAGCCTAATAGAGTGGGGATTGAACCATCTGCTACTTTAGAAGGATAAATCATACCTAATAGTATGTTGTCTTCAGATGATAATTTAGCACCACCTGCTATATCAGTAACTGTTATGTCTCCAGAACCATCTGAATCTACAGTAATATCTAAATTTGCGGCAGTACCCGCACTAGAACCTGTGATATTAAGTTTAAAATCATCTGAGCCATCTATATCTACTGTAAGTAAATCATTTAATCCATGTGTTCCTGTATTATCATTTATTGCTGTTCTAAGATTTGCAGCTGAGTCAGCTTTAGAAGACCCAAAATCTACAAATACTTGTGTGGCTGTGCTAGTAAAAGCATCAGTATCATCTACAAATACAAATTTAGTTGTTCCTATTGTTATATTGTCGGGGGTTCCATCTGAGTGCCCATCAGCTGCTTGGTCAAATGTAATACTACCTGTGGCAAAAGCTGCAGCTGTTCCTGATTTACCTGCTACTACTGCGATTGGTGACTGTGTAAGACTCCATGCATAACCACCACCTGCTAATACTCTACATACAGTTACTGATCCTGCATTACGTAAATATTCACGGACAGTTTGGGGTACGAAGGTTTCTGAGCTTAGACTACCAAATAATCTTTCATATTCTGCGAAGCTTTTTACTACTGTTGGTACAAATGCAGGTCCTTTTACTGTGGGTCCGACAATTGCTGCGCCTATTGCGCCTACTCCTTGAGGAAGAAATGATTGGTCGTTTTCTCTTGTAAAAACACCTGGTGAAATTATTTGTTCTGCCATCTTAACTTAATTTATTTAATGATTGTATGATGTTGTCATCGATTATTCTGGTATAAATATAAAAGAGTATCGTAAACCTAAACCAAAATAGGTGATTAGATTACTCTAACCACCAATAATGATAAAATATAAAGTTATATATTATTCTTTTGAGGGTGTAAATTCACCTGTTAGGGTATCTATACTACCCTTCCCATATTTAGCATTTAATGTTTCTGCTAATTTAACTTCTTCTTGTTCTAAAGAATATACATAATCTTTGAGAGTTTTTTCTTGTTCTTCTAATTTAATTTTACTTAAATATAGTTGACCAAATTGAAAAGTTGATTGTTGGATTTTTTGTTGAAGTGTTTGTAAAGATTTTAATTCTTCTTCAGTGAATTTCTTTACTTCTGGTGTTTTTGTAGATTCTTTTACTGCCATAACTTTTATTATTTTAATTATTATTTGTTATTCTTATATACATATATAGGGGTTAGAAAGACCCACCATCAATGTCATTAATTGTTACACTACTTCCACTTATGGTTCCTGCAACTGTTAAATTCCCATTATTGTCTACTTTTAATAATTCTACGCCAGGGATAACATTTGCAATACCTGTATCTTTAAATATACGAAATTCAGAATTATCATGTGAATTTGCATTATCCATCAATATGTCAAACCCACCATTTGTTTTAATGTATGGTGAATTTGGTAATGGATTTAAACCAAAATCTGTAGGCCAACCTCCATGCATTGATATACCTGATCCTGTTGTAGGGTTAGAAGTTAGGAGACTATAAAAACCATCTCTAGCTATTTTAAAACCTTTAATTGTTTCATTTAAACCTGATCCTGATGTTGTTGTAATTTTTTCAGTAGCATCATCTAATAATTGTAAGATTGAATCTGTGGTTGATTGGTCGAATTGATTTCTACTGACTATTTTATATATTTGGTTTTTAGATTTTAAGAATAAATCACCAGTAATAGTATTTAACACCAAATCATTGGGGCCAAATTCATTTACTCGAGGGTCTCTATTTTTGGTGATTATTCTACTCATTTTTAGGCTATTTTTACAGTACCTCTATCGTTCCATAATTGGCCACTAGATAACCCCCTGGTGGATGTAGGTAGGCTACTGCCATCTAAAGCTGTAATAGTTGGTGTACTTCCATCAGCTCCATCAGCTCCATCAGAACCATCAGAACCATCTGATCCTGCTGCACCTGTTGCTCCTTGTGCACCTGTTGCTCCTTGTGCTCCTGTTGCACCTCGTGCACCTGTTGCTCCTGTTGCACCTTGGGCACCATCTCCGACTTCTGCTGTTAGGTACCTACGTAGTTCATCTATATCTTCTTTTAGAAGTTGCAATTGATACAATAATGCTGCTTCTGAGGGGTATGCCTCTAGAGAAGTATGGTCCCCCGCATCATATCTAGCCTTTAATGCTTCTTTATCAGCTCCCGTTTTACTATGTATTGTTCCCGACTTTCTACTTGCTAATGCCATAATTTAATTTTTTTATACTGCTTCTATTGTTACATACCCACCATAAATTTCTTCTCCGGAAGCTTGATCAAATTCTATAAGTAAATAATTTGTTGTATCACTGGTTACATCGGTAATATCTATTTCTGTGCCAATATTTCCCGTACCTTTACTTGTTACTGTCTTACTATTGATGTCTGCTTCATATACCGTTATTGCCGATGTCGCACTTCCATATATATTTACATGCGTTGCTTTAAATCCTGTTGGTATTGGGATGGAAGCAAATAATTTAGCAGTACCATGGGACTCTAACCATCTATCACTACCTGTATCATCAATCATTGCTGGTCTACCTGCATCATCAGGTATAAAGTCCCTTGCTAATATTTTTATTCTTGTAGTTGATCCGTTCCAACCTGCTTGAATATTATCTGATACTACTTTATCAGCTGTAATAGTACCACTTGAACTTATATTACCTGAGGCTGTTACTGGGAGGAGGAATTCATTAGAAAAACTTGTAAAAATAGATGAGGTTACTTCACCCCCTCCACCCGCTGTTGAGTTGTTAGCTCTAATTTGAACGGTACCATTTGATGCTCTATTTGCAATTGATACTACATCAGGTTCTGGGAAGAAAAGTGCATAACGAGCGGCGTCTCCTGAATCATAATAACTAATACCTCCTTGAGGTGTTTGTGATGATGAAAATGATAATATAGGTGTACCACTATTTAAATCTCCATTTATAAATACATCGGCTGCTGTTACAGTACCTGTGGATGTTACATCAGAAATAGTATCATTAAATGTAGTTGTCCCATAAAAATTAGTACTATCAGATGCACTTATAGTTAATCTTGCCCCTATAATTTTTTTAGTGTCTCCTATTGTAATATCATCTGCAAAATTTGAAGTACTAGCTATGTCTAATGTGTTAGCTTTAATTTCACCACTTGAACTTATATTACCTGAGGATGTTACATTACCTGTTAAAAATAAATCTCCATTTTGGTTTAAGTCTAAAGTCGTTGTAGCATTGTTAGCCATCTTAACTTTAAAGTTACCTTCGTCATTTCTTATTATAGAATCATCACCAGTAGC